GTTCTTAAACTTGCTGGGTCATTAACTGTAAGCGTATTTCCTGTGTCAATGTCCCTCATTTGAGTTGGAAAATTTACGGTGTCCAAAATCTTTCCAATGCGTGTGCCAGTATCTTGTCCAGCACTTGCACCCGTAACGGTTGTTACTGAAGCAAGGTTTAAAAGTCTGAAAGCGTCACTTGCACTAATGTCCACATAAGACACATTTTCAGCTTGATCATAAGAATATTTATAGTCTGTTGTATAACCACTAAACAAATAATATGAATTGCCGTTAACTGTGGCAGAAATTCTTAATTTTCTTAATGGTACTAATTCGCCAAAATAAGGTGAGCTAGTGTTTTGGGGATTAAAGCTTGAATCAGGGTCATAAATTCTGACAATGCAAGTGCCAGCTTCATAAGTGTCGCGGTAAATATTTCTGCCACGCCTTATGCTAATTTGGCGGGTTTGTGCAGTTAGGTCAGCAACTAAAGCAGGTGTTGTTGACGCAGATAAAATGTTTGTGTCTAAAATTCCGTTAACTGGGTCTGACAGGGTGAAAGGAATCCCAAATGTTGCACCCGACGAAAAATTTAAAGAAACGCTTAAAGTTGCTGGGAGCGCCATTATTGAAACGCACCAAGTAATCTGCCAACAGCACTTGGCGAACCTGAAAGATTTTGATTTAATAAACCATTTCTAATTTGATTTACAAGGTCACCATCTGAAACGACATTGCCAGCATTGTTTATAGTTATGTTAAGTGTTGGTGTTCTTACCCCAACTTCACTCATTACGCCTGTTATTGATTGATACTCACTTAAAGAAACTGGGGCATTGGCAAGAACTTGAGCAGCGTTTTGCGGGGTAACTTGAGCTTTGATTATTCCTTTAGGTAGTTCAGGTTGCATTTGCAATAAACGATACATTTCAATAAGTTTGGCAAGTAAATTATCAATTTCAGAACCCCAACCTTTAAATGGGTTTAATGCCATTGGTATATTAGCAATTGCAATAGCGAGGTTTGTTGTTTGTAGTTGACTGATCGCAAGTTGCTTTCCAAGTCTTTCTGCTTCACTTGCATTTCCTTGAAGTAATGCTAATTGTAATGAAAGTCTAAGTTTTTCGTCCGCAGTTAATTTACCTTGAAGCGCAGCCATTATTTGAATTTGATCCATGTCAAATAATGTGTTTGCTTTCTTTAATTTGGCTTGATCTTGGGTAGCTTTAGTTTGAGCCTTTGTTGCCTTTAATTGAGCAGCGGCCGCGGCTTTTTGGTCTTTAGCAACCTTAGCAGCTGCATTTGAAGCAGGTGAACCGTAAAGATTTAATGAGTCTGTAAACCCTGCAACGCCCATGGAACTAAAGAGGTTTGATAAATTGTCCTTGGCTTTCGTTGAGGAATCACTTAATTTTTCAACTCCTTTAATCGCTAGACCAATGGCTGCAAACATGCCAGCCGTTAACGCAGCTGCGCCTAATGGGCTAAACAAGAAGTTTCTTGCTATTGCGCTCGCTAGTAAAGCATTTCTTAATGTTTTAACAGTCTTAACAATTGCCTCTAAAGCAATAATGAAAGTGGCAATTTTGTTAATGGTAAAAGCGGCGGCTAAGATAATTGCAAACGATTTTATTAAAACTATGTTATTTGAAATTAATGTACCTATATTGCTTAGTGTTTCAGCGGCAGATTTACCAAAATTTATAATTTTAATTTGTAATTGATCTATGTCTGTTGAGTTAGAAATCTGCATTAAAGCTTCAACTAAACCTGCGCCAATACTTACCTTTGCTAAGTCCGCGGCTATTTTTAACCTTGCAAGTTTGTTTGAAAATGTATCCGCACCCGCAGCGGCAGCGCCTTTAGTTATAGTTGTAATTTCTTTTAATATAGCATAAAAATCACCTGAAGCAAGAGTGGCTTTACTAATGCCTAAGTCAAGTGCGCCTACGCTTTTTGTATTACCCAAGTAAGCCTTGCTTAACGCGTCTGCGGCTTGGGTAACGCTAATGTTTTGGCGAGCAGCAATATCTAATGCAATGTTAGTTAAATTCTGAGAAGCTGCAAGGCTGCGTGTCGTTGTCAGCAATTGTTGATAGGCTGGGAGAAGCTGACTGTCAACAACGCCATATTGCAGTTTTAAACTGTTTAAAAATGCTAATGAGTCCGAAGCAGCAAAATCAAATCCAATTTGTCTAAGTGAGTTGCTAAACAAAGCAAGTTGTTTTTCTTGGGCAGCAAAAGCCGATATAGCAGATTTGGCAAACGCTGTTACTCCTACGCCAATGAGTGCGTGTTTTACAGTTCTACCTAGTTTGTCAGCTGCGTTTTCAGCCTGTGCAAAGGCTTTCTTGCCAGTAAACTGCGCGGCAATATCAATTACTACACTCACAAAGTAACCTTTCTAAAATACTGTTTCTTTTTAAATTCCTCGTTTACATTGTAAATAGCAGTTAAAGCAGCTGCGTTAGCCTTGCCGCCGTCCTCAGCCCATGCACGAAAGATCAAACGACCCTTCATATAGCGCCCACGTTTTGTTGAACTTTCAATGTTGCCCTGATATATCTGACCAAATGCTTGAATAAATTGTGCGCCCGCATTTGGGTTGTTTGAGTGGCTAACTCCATGATCGTTAGGGTCACCTTTAGCGCCAACCCAAGGTTGACCATTTTGATTTTTTCTACCAGCTGTTTCGTAAATAGCACCCTCAGCTGATTTGTTAATTATGTAATACACAGCTTTAAATCCACGCTTATTAGTTTTGCGTGGAGTAGAACTATATTTAATACCTTTAACAACTCTTGCTGAGTTATACAAAGGAAACTTTCTTTGTCCCTCGGCATTTTTTTCAGACCGTTTTCTGTAACTCCAGTTAGTTAAAGGTGAATCGGTTGGGACATGATCTTGAGCTTTTTTTACTATGCCACCAAGGGCAAGACCCATTTGATCGTCTAGCTGCGCAGCAAGGTTAGGAGCGTAGTCTTTTAGAGCTTTCTTAAGTTCTATTAGTCCTTTTACCTCTGTTGCCATTTTCCCTAGCCCTTGCGTCGTCTTTGAGGACTGCTAAAGTTGCCTTTAACAAATCTCTATCCATATCAATAAAAGTTTGGTGCGGAAGTCCTGTTGTAATTGCTAACCTAGCAACAAGGTAGTGAAAGGAATCCCGCGTTATCCATTTGGGGAGTCAGCGTCAAGGATTTCCACCTTGGCTAGAGTTTCCAAATAGGCGTCACCGAAAGGCACAGGGTGGTTACCATTGCGCCTTTCAGATTCCCAAGCCAACCAGTAAACATCACTTTGCTTTTCCTCATCTCGGAAACGCTTATGAAATCCTGATTTCATTTCTCTTTCAAATGCAAACTCAATAGCAGGTGTTATTTCATATTCTAAAACATCACCTGAAGCCTTGGTTATTTTAAGTTTTATCATTTTAGTCCTTTGTTATTACCAAGTACCTGTCGTTGCTGGAACTGTCTTTGAATTACAAGTAAATGTAATGTCCATAGTGCCAATGTCAGCTGGTGAAGGTGCATTGATATCGGTTAAGTTATCAACAAGAATTGTACCTGAATAAATAGGGTTTGTTGCTGAAATTGCTGAACCTGTATCTTGACATGCTGTAAAAGCAACAGTAGTTCCAAATGCAGCCTGAAGGGTTGCACGAACTGAACCTGCGCCTGAAGCAGCGTCATTGTTTAGGAAGGTTACGGTTATGGTATCCGCTGACAACCCAGTTGTAAATTTGTGGCTGGTGTCCCCCATGGCGCTGATCTCAATTTGATCTAGTACGCGATTAAGGACAAAAGATTGCACATACGCTGATAGGTCAACTGTTGCTACTTTAAAACCGACCTTGTTGTTTAAAAATGTTGCCATGGTTATTCCTCGTCTTTCTTAGTAATTTGTGGTTTTGGCTTGTCTTGCGGTACTTCTTGTCCAATCTTTTTAAGAAAGGCAATGTCCTCGTCTGTAAGTGTCATGTTTAACTCCAAGTTGTTAGTGTGCTTATGTTGATCGTGCTGACCATCATTTCTTGAGCTTCCTGCAATACTGAAGGCGCAGATACGCTTTCAACATTAAATTTAATAGTTGACGCGCTTAGTTTTAAAAACACAGCGCAAACCATTTCCTCTAATGCTATTAAAGACGCTTGATTGTCCAGCATTGGTACTATGCAAGTAATTGTAAAATTTGCTTTTGCACCAACATTATATTGATTGTTGCTTGGCTCAAGCATTGGGTCTGCATACCTGAGTACAACGCTGTTAGCGGTGGGTGTGGCTGGTACATAACTAAATGTATCCCACACCCCCGCGTTTGTTAGCGCGGACTTGATTGAGGCTCTGAGAGTTGTAACGGCAACTGTCATTAGCCTATTAGTCCATTGGGCGCTAAGTGGTTCGCAAGTAAGCCTCGTACTTTTGCTATTAATGTTGAACCCATTTTAAAAGGAGAAGGTTGAAAGTTGGGGTCTAATGCGCCGCCGTTAGCTGCCTGTTTTGCTTGCCAAATTTCAGTACACACCATAAGCGTCGCTAATTTAACTTCAGGTATTGTGCTATATGTTACATAATCAGTTGCAGCAACAGTTCCATAAGGTGAAGTTGGGTGAATTGGTTCAACCGTTGAGTGTGTAGTTACAAAAGTAATTGAATATGTATCTATGTCTGTAATTGTTTTGGAACCATTAAAAGTCGCGCCGTTACCACTTACCGTTACTACTTGCCCCACAAAGAACTCATGAGGTGTATCGAAATACAATGTACCAAATCCAACAATGTGTGAGTGTGCAGAATTAAATGCTTGGTTTTTCCACAGATAATCTGTAATTATGTTTTGTCCAGCTTGACATACTTCCTCGACTGTTGCGGAAGAATAAAGGCTGCCCAAAGAAAGGTTTGCTCGCAATTCGGCTTCGGTGCAAAATGTGGCTGCCATGATTCCCTTCTTAGAGTAAGGGGGCTAAGGCTTCCAAAGCCCCCTCACATTTAATAACAGTCTAAATTAAGACTTGTTAAACTTGCGGATTCCGCCAGCTTGCTTTGTTAGCACGCTTGCATAACCATAAACTTGTACTGAAATCTTTCCATTATCAGAAAGTTGTACCTGTAATTTTGTAACAGGTGATTCGTAATATGTAATTGCTTCAGGTACTACTAAGAAGCAAGAATCATCAATAAATCCTGAAGCCAAAACATTAGCGTCAACATAAAGGTTTGCGCCAAGTACAGTTCCAGTTATTGATTGACCTGAAACATTACCTGAATTGTTTTGAGGATTTGAAGCCATGTATAGAGCGCGCTTGCTTGAATCTTGCATGCCCATAATTGAAGCCCAAACATCAGTTGAAGCAATAAGGTTGCGAGCAAACTTACCTGTTGACTTCTTTGCTGCTGCTGCCTCTGTTGCAAGGAAAGCTTGTAATCCGTCTGCGTCAGCTGTTGTTGCTGTTGCAACTGTTCCGTCTGCAACAATTGTTTGCAAAACTAACTTGTCAGATTTTTTAGCATAAGCGTCATTTAACTCACGAAGCAACTCGTTTATGAACTCAGGTGAGCTTCTATCAATGAGTTCCCAAGTAACCTCATTTTTTGCGGCTAGTTTAACGACTGAAGCAGTTAGGTAACCTGATTCCATTTCGTCATTAGTCATTGCAGCACCCTCGTTAACTTCATTTACAGTTGGGGCTACTGTCAATTTAGGGACAGTGAAAGAAAGACCGCTAACAGGTAATGTACCGCGGCTGATTGCGTCAATTGCTGGACGATCTGAAATTGATGAGGTAACAAACTCTTGCATATGCAAAGGTAATGTTAAACCTGTGTTTGTTGAAGTGCTTGAATCAGCTGCAAGAATTAATTGACGAGATTCGTCATTACCCATTGCTGCTCTGATTGAGTTCTCAAGATATTGAGCTGAAGTCATTGGTGCAACGCGTGGTGTTGTATACACCGCCGCTGTTACTGTTGGGCGAGAAGCTTCAACCGCTGGGGTTTCTACTACCTCGGTCGCAACAGGTGTATCGGTTGTTGTGTTTTCCACAATTTCCTCTATTTCTGTTTTGGTTTCGGTTGAAACTGCCTCTGTATTTTCAGACGCAGCAACGCTGGTTACTTCAGCTGTTTTAAATGCAGCTGCCTGTACTAGCGAAACTTCAATTAGACGAGCCGCGGTTACGCGATAAACTCCATCTTTGTTTTTTCCTTTGATAACTTCCACTCCAACACTCAAGCCTGAACGAAGCGATTCGCTTGCCTCAATTAAACTATCTGTGCCACGGGTTGTATTGGAAACTTTAAACTCAGCATAAATTCCACTTGAATCCTCGGTTACATTTTTCATGCGACCAATTGGCATTTTTGGGTCATGCTCTAAAAGCAATTTAACATTTTTTGGGTCATTTATTTGAATTGAGTTTGCTTCAAATACAACCTTACCTGCGCTGGTGTTTCCAATTTCATCACCAAACGGAACAATTTTACCCGCAATAATTCTACGAGATTCTGAAGCTTCTAAATCTGCACTAAAATTAATTATTTCCATATTACTCATCTCCATTAGGGCTTAGGTCTTCCATTGCTCTAGCTTGTTCTACTGTTATTAATTCTAGTTGTAACAGTTTTTCAACAACAGCAAGTCTTTCAAGTGGGTCAGTCCGTAAAAATCCTGAATCAATGTCAAAACGGATATGCTGTGTTGAAGGTGTAAGATCGTCTAAAGAAAAACGCCGTTCAATCGCTTGGATATAAGGCGCAAGGGTAAATGAAACAAGTTGACGCCTGTTATCTAATATGTTCTGATAAACCATACTGTTGTTCATGTCAGCATTTAAATAAAATGCGTCTATGTTAAATAGTCTTGCTACTTGAG